TATAATAGTGAATTAGATCCTATAACTGATGGATATGGAGTTATTGCTGCTAAAGATGGTGATCTATTAGGTGGACCTTATGCTCCTAGAAACTTTAATGCTGCAGGTGGTCCTGATAGATTAGCCACAGGTGAAAAATTATTAGAGACTTATTTGTTATCAATGGCAGCCAATCGAGTTCACGACCAAAAGATTGCCAATGAAGACGAAACATGGGCTGAACCAAGTCCTGCATACGCAGCAAAATATCCTTACAATAAAGTAATTAAAACAGCAAGACATTCAATTGAAATAGACGATTCTCCTGGTGCAGAAAGAATCATGATTCATCACAACAGTGGTGCATATATTCAAATAGATGCAAAAGGAACAGTTGCCGAAAAAGCAACAGCAGATCGTTATGAGATTAATATTGGAACAAAACATGAATCATCGGGTCACAGTGTCGTAACGATTAATGGTAATGCTCATGTATACGTAAAAGGAAATAAGACCGAAGAAATAGAAGGTGATTACAGAATGCTTGTTCACGGCAATGCCGAGTTTGGTGTTGGCGGACAAATGAATCTAAATGGTGGAGATCAAGTTCAAATAAGAGGCGGTGATGTTAAGTTAGAAGCCAATGCAGGTATTATGACTGTATTTGGTAAAAAAGAAATTCAGTTTGAAGCAAGAAACCAATTAAACTTTGTTTCTAGGAATATTAAAAATACTGCATTATCTACTTACGATGTATATTGTAATAAAGCAGTTAAGTTATCATCTCCTGGTGATATCCATTTAGCTGCCTCTAATATTGTTAACCTAGCAAGTGGTCTAATTCCTCCAACACCTCTTTCAGGAGCTGCAGGGACACCTGGTTGGAGTTTAACAACACCAATAATGGCAATAACATCAGCATTCGGAAGTTTTAGTGGTATATGGAATGCAGCAACATTAAATGGCGGAATCGTTACTGGAACTGTTGGAAACTTTACTGCAGCAAATATAACTGGATTGAACTCAACCGCTGCAGTGTTTGGAACAGCGTCGGCTGTCAATTTAAATGCTGTAGCATATACCGGACCTGTCGGAAGTACACCTGCAGTTGTTCCTCCTCCTGTTATTTCTATACCAACATTACCTGCATTAATACCTGCTGCTGTAAGTGCACCTATCGAAGCACCATTGCCTGGGTTTACTTCAGGTTGGGCTTATCCTACAGGAAACAGTCCAACATTCTTTGCCGAAGTATTATCAAATCCATTTGGTGCTCTTATTGCCGATTTCTTACCTGTAGGTTTAGGAGCTTGGGGTATGACTTTATCTAAGATGCCTGAACCACCTAGCAAGTCAACATCAATTGTTCCTAAAGGATATTTTGCGATGGGATATGCTTCAGGAGTTCTTTCACCATTAGATGATACTGCATCATCAGGAGGTATTGTATAATGGCTGAAGTGTGTATTGATAGAAATGACCAAACGGTCCAGAATAAATTAGCTCTTAGTCCAAATCCTGTCACTGATATGCAAGGAAGATATACTCTTGCGCAAATTGACGCAGTTGTTGAAGAGATTGCTCAAAGTATTGTAAATGAAGCAGAAACTAATCCTCTTTCTATTGCGGTAAACAAATACGGAAATGTTTTATATGAAGCAACTGATTATTTAAATGGATTATTAAGACAAAGAATTGGAGATCTTGATAGTTATCCTGATTTATCAGGTAGATGGCAAAGAGGTAATATTTCTAATTTAGAACTATCAGATTTTTTACAGAATTATAATTATACTCCTTCAGGATTCATGAATGAAAATGATGTTCCTCGACTTGCTCGTAATTTAGATTCATATTATAAAAATGATTTCAGTACAAGTATCTTAGGTGGATTCTGTGATAGGTTTGATTCTCTTTTTGCTTCAATTGATGCATTCTTTGATCTAATTGGAGAAGTTGAAGAAATCGTAACAAAGATCTTTGACTTTGTTGAAAAGGTAAGAACATACGATGGTATACAAGATCTTACTGTTGCTGGTTTAATAGAAAAACTAATTGATGAAGTTAAGAAAAAGATTGAAGAAGTTATTGATAAAATCTTTGCTGAAGTACAAGATATAATAGATAACTTTGATCCTGCGGCTATTACAGAAGATTTTGAAACTTTTGTAGATAAATCGGTTGTAAAAGGTATTATGACCGCAAGAGAACAAATGTGCGCATTCTTTACCGATGAGAATAAGAAAACAGTAAAAGATAAAGTAAAAGGATTAATTGATTACGCCGTAAGTTTGTTTGAATCACCAGGTATTGAAGAAATTCAATTCCTCATTGCTCGTGTTTGTGCACTTGCTGGAAATATTGAAGCATTAATTAAAGATATCAATTCTCCTCTTGATAATTACACATCAAGATATACTACAATTGTTAGCCGACTCAAAAGAATTTCCAGAATAAATGAATCTTCTGCTATACGAGCTGGAGCCATAAGGTATTCTCCAACAGATCGTCAAGAGGTAATAAATAGATTAGAGGGTAGATGGACTGAGACAGGTGGAAACGTAATCACCAATACAGGAGAACCACCTCAAAATATAGCTCCAATTACGGCCGCAGATTATAGAGATCTTCCAAGATGCGGAGCGGTATTTAGAGGTAGTGATACAAGCTTTGGAGTGGAAGGAGAATCCTTTGACGAAAAAGAAGGTGATGGAATTTATGCTTACACAAGAGTTGATCTTGATGTTAAAGTATATTTAAAAAGAGTACAACAAGAAATCGGTTCTAAACTTATTATTACAAATGGGTGGGTAAGTAAAGCCTATAACAAAAAGAAAGAATGGGCAGAAGATAATTCACACCTAAGTGGAATGGTAGTTGATATTAAAAAAGATGGATTCGATGCTGAAAGATTTATTGAATTGGCATTTGCGAACGGATTTAAATATGTTAAAGAATATGACGAATTCATTCATTTAGACTTAAGAGAAATACTATAATGGCAATAGCAGATTACATATCACCAAAGGCAAAGAAAGTAAATCTTTATACGGACTTTCATAAAGATCTTACTATAAGTCCAGTGTCAAAAGATATTGCTTTGCTAAAAGATGAAGATGCTGTTAAAGATTCAATTAAAAATCTTATTTTAACCGACCGCGGTGAAAGACCTATGCAACCATACTTAGGTGGAAGCATAAGAGATATGCTTTTTGAAAATCTTACGCCAGGTACACTTAAACTTATTAAAGATAGAGTAACATCTACAATTGAAACATATGAACCAAGAGCAGAGTTATTAGATGTATATGTTTCAGGAGATTTAGATAACGGTAATGTTGTTGTAAGAATTATGTTCTATATTAAAAACGAACAGCAACCGATTAACTTAGATGTTATATTAAAAAGGAATAGATAGAGATGGCAAATCCAAAAACACCGATTACCGAATTAGATTTCGCGGCAATTAAAGAACAGTTTAAAGTATATCTTCAAACACAAACTCAGTTTAAAGATTATAACTTTGAAGGTTCTAATATGTCAGCGTTGCTTGATGTACTTTCATTTAACAGTTATCAAAATAACTTTTATACAAACATGGCACTCAATGAAATGTTTCTTGATTCTGCCAATCTTAAAAACTCAATCGTTTCTCATGCAAAAGAATTAAACTATATTCCAAGATCACGTAAATCTGCAAAAGCAATTTTAAATTTGAGAATCGTAGACAATACCGAAACAGCATCTACAATTACAGTTCCACAATATTTTGCTCTATCTTCAAACTATCAAGGTGAAAGTTATAACTTCATTACCAATCAATCATACACAGCAAGAAGAACTGCTCCTGGTGTATATGAAGTACAAAATGTAGAATTCTTTGAAGGAGAAATATTATCAAGTTTCCAAAGAGAAGGATTTATTGTTGATGCCGACGGTGTATTAAGAGTATATTTAACAAACAACGAAGTAGATACCGATTCCATTGTTGTATATGTTGACGCCGAAGCAACCGATGATGCAAATGTATTCACAAGAGCAAATACTATTTTCGGTGTTAAGCCTGATGATAAAGTATTTTATTTAGAACCATATCTCGATGATCGTTATTCAATTTACTTTGGTAAGAATCAGTTCGGTTTACAACCTGAAGAATTTGAAGATGTAAGAGTAAGATATAGAATCTGTTCAGGTGCAGAACCAAATGGAGCCGATACTTTTGGTTCAGGCACAATTGGA